ATTGCCTAGTATAAGCAGCCCAAGCATAGAGACTACAACCGAGGATCCAAACAGGGTAAAGAGCAAGTAAGGGCGGATTGGGTACTGTGATAGCCATGGTAATCGAACACCCAATACTAATAGCCCAAGCAAGCAACTCAATACAAAAACGAACACGATTAGAATTCCAGTCATCTTTAATCCATTCTACAGTAGGTTTGAATAAATCTATAATCATATAAACTCACACTCTACCATAATCTCTGTCAAACAAGCAACAGTATTAATTTCATGGTCAGCAACAAATGCAGCCTTGTATTGGTAGTCAGCAAGAATTAGAACTGCTTGTGGAATAGATTGTGGTTTCATTACATCATATAATGAATCATAGATTTTGCGATAGAAGATTGTTGAATCAATTTCATGCGTTGCAACCCATTTACGAATTGAAGTAAAATCTTTTGACTTAACAAATTTTATAATCTCATCAATTGATACATCACCGATCTGTGCAAGAATGCCAGTATCGATTTTACCAAACTGAGAATATCTTTGTAACTCATTAATGATTCTACGAAAATCAGGAAAGTGTTTCTTGATTAATTCAGCAATAACCTTGTCATCATACTCAATCGATTCACTTTGTAGAACTGTCTTGATTCGTTTGAAGAATGCAGCCGCCATCTTGGCGTTCTCACCATTCTTTAGATTGAATTCAATTACAGCACAACGTGAATGTAATGGTTCGATGATACGATTCTTGTAATTACAAGTAAAGATGAAAGAACAGTTGCCTGCAAATTCTTCAATCGCATTACGCAAAGCAGGTTGCGTAGAATTTGGGTTTAGATAATCAGCCTCATCAATGATGATGACCTTTCGGCCACCACTAAAACTCATTGACGATGCATAACCCTTAATTTTATTTCGGAAAGTATCAATGCCTGATTCATCAGAACCATTGATTACGATGTAATCGCAACCGATTTCGTTGCATAGTGCTTTCGCTACAGTAGTCTTGCCAACTCCTGCCCCACCAGCCAGAAGTAGATTTGGAATCTGTTTTTGATTCACATACTCCTGAAATGGTTTCTTTAGACGTTCTGGAAGAATACACTCCTCGATTGTCTTTGGGCGATACTTTTCTGTCCACAGTAAATGTTCCATTGGAACCTCTCATAATATAAATCATACACAAGTTAGTCACGTTCATTAAAACGTGCAACCACATCCAAGTAATTGTCAGTCACATTATACACAACTCCAGTGGCAGTGTAAATAGAAGTTACGGGAATAATTTCAGTAACTTCTTCTGTTTCTGGATTTTGTTTTGTCAATACACTTTCAAATACATTCACAACATGACGAGGATTAATCGCCAATGATTGTGAAGCATTACCTTCAAGTGCGTTGGTAAAGTACTTTAACATCATTCAGCCTTTTCGAATTTACTACCTGGTTCGGTAGTCACCCAATACTTGATTGGATTCTTTTGATTAGTGAATTGAGAAATGCCTTTAGATGAAATTTTTACATCATAACTACCGGACATTAATTTACTGATTACTTCAGTTTTGAAAATCATTCTAAACTTATCACCAGTACCAGTCACAGGCAATTCAAGTGAGTCGGTGTGTGCCGAATCATTCTGCAAGTCAAGTGTAACGATATTGATTTTTGCACCATCAGATTCGATTGCAATTTGTGGTGAAGATAGTACAGAAGCCGCACGGAGAATCCACTCAAAGTCTTCAGCAGAAAGAGAGAAAGATACTTCTGGATCAGGCATTGTTAATGCTTTTTCTGGAGGAGTATTAATTAAATTGCCTGCACAGAATCGATACAGAATCTTAGAACGGCCGCCGTTGCCTACGATAACGACATTGTTATCGGAGAATTCAAACGATGGATCATCTTTGTGTAAGGATACCACAGAAAGAAAGTTGTTCAAATCATAAACACCAAACTCAGTTGGAATTTCTTCATTGATAGTTGCCTCTGCGAGAATGTTCTTCAGAGAAGAAACAGTCTTTAGAGTTTTGCCTTGTTTAAATAAAAGGCCTTGATTGATAGAACCAAAGTTCTTCAAAACGGAGAGTGTGTCATTCGATAATTTCATAATTTAGTTTCCTTAGTCAAATCGTGATTATGTAGAGCCATAATGCTATAGTGTAACACTTTTAGCAAATCTTTGCGGTTATAACCGTCTTTCTTCCCATATCTTTGGGAATACTTCATAATGTTACCAATACAAAATCCTTCACCATGTCCTGAGTCCATGATAAATTCAGTTGCCTGGAACTTGTTCTGTGAGTAGTGTTCGCCGTAGGTATCATCAATGTACTTTTTGAGCTCATTGATGATACGGTCTTCACTATACTTGTATTGAATAGTGGTAGTTTTCAATTAATAATACCATCTAATTCAAAGAATTTATTTAAAGAAGCAGAAGTATTATTTTCTTTATAATCAATAAGTTTTTGGTCATTCACACCAAAAATAATTAACTCACCTTCATCTTCACATAGATTAAATACATTAGCTGGTAAAGCACCGACAAGTTTAATTGGAGAATCTGTGGGTTGTTTTCCATCAAAAAATCCAAAACTTGCTTGTGATAATTTTAAATAGTATTCATCAATAAAATCTAAAACTTTATCAACATAAGATTTCGCTACATCTTTACCTTCTAATCTTCCAGTATGCAAAATAATATGAATTTCTTTGCCTGGATTTTTTTGTGCTAAAGCAGCAGCGCCAAAAATAACTTTAGATGGGAAATCAGATGAAACTACATAATATAAAATATCTTTAGTATTTTTATATCCATTTAAATTTAACCAATTTTCACCTTGTTTATCACTCCAAGCAATTAATTGTAATCCAGCATTTATATTACCACGTTCTTGATGAATAGTAGAAGCCATTGTGGTAATTTTTTTTGATGTGAAACATGTAGCATTAGTTTTTAACCAAGATTCAATTGAATCATAGTCTGCTTCTAATGTACCACGGTCAATTTTCTTTTTACCAATATCAACCCAATCATCCATTAGATTTGGACTAGAAACAACAGGCTGATTAAGTAATAAACCAAAATTATCAATAGCGTCATCTTGTAATTTGATGGAGTTTACATATTCACCAGTAAACTCATAAACATTAACAGGCACATTTTTATGCTTATAATCGTCAATAAGAATTTTATTTCTTGTTCGACCATTTAATTCAATTAATTGTCCATTAATCGAAACCGCAGAAATAGGTTTATCTGTTAATCCCAAATTATATCCAACTGAGATACTATGTGCAAGTTTACTTATATCTGGATTTCTTCCATTCTTTCTAACTGGTTGTCTACTACCAGCGCCAGTTCTGACGAAAGTAGATGATGATGCCAATATAGTCTCTTTGAATTTAAGACCTTTAGGTAAAGAGCTTGTTGTACCATTATGTGGTATATAATATTGTGGATAAGCATCTTTATTAAGTAAAGATATTATAAACTTTAATTCGTCTTCACTAAATGATCCGTGTTTAACAATACGTTTAATCAATTCCATAATATAAAATAACTCCTATAATTTACCAGTATATTGTGCAACAGCAGGCATGTTACCACTAAAGGCGTATGTGCCGATGTGTTGCGTTTTCATCCATGGACATAGATAGATTGTTCCACCCATCTTACGCCACATTTGACAGAACATATAATCTTCTGAAAGATATCGTTCTGAACCACCACCTGTGATACTATCTTTCGTATCGATAACAGTATCAAAGTAAGCATGAATGTAACGTGTACCATCAAAGTTGGCTTGACCAACATGATCTGGTTTATATTTGATTGATGGATATTCAACTTCCATTTTCTCAAACACTTCACGTTTTACTAACATGAAACCTGTACCAATTTCCATAACTTCAAGAGGTTCAGTTACTTGGAATTGTGATGTGCCTTTTACAACATTGAAAACGTATTCGCCTACAAGTTGTTCAAGTTCTCTTGGTTCCATATCAGGATGTGAGCGAGCAGCTGCTGCAACATTACCCCAATTGATTGATTTCTTAGGATAAGGTCCGCCGATAACATCTTTATCTAAGGCAAGAAGTGCTAAAACATCTTGTGGATTATAATGAATATCAGAATCGATAAACAAAAGGTGTGTATAACCAGAACGGAGAAATTCATCTACAAGGTAGTTTCTTGCTCGGGTAATTAGAGATTCATTGAATAGGAATGAAAACTTAGTTTCAACCCCATATTTTGCCATTGTTGTTTGTAAGTCCAATGCTGACTTGACATAAAGACCGTGTGACATGCCACCGTACATAGGTGTGGCAATAAACAGTTTGTTCTTTTTTAGTTCTTCGACTTTAACTTGTATTTCCATAATATATCCATAAAATAAAAAGGGGGAGTAATATTATATATATCACTCCCCCTAAGGCTACCTAAGGTATATTAGGCGAAAGCACGTTCACCTTGTGAACGGATTGCTTGAATGCCAGCAGCGACAATGCGCTTTGTTGGTGTTCC